TGGATTAGTCAAAATTTAAACGGTAGATATTACATAGGTCAGTATATAGGTATTATTGACAATACTATTGTGTTCACTACTCGGATTGGATTTGAACAAGAGAAAGAACTTAGTTTTTTCAAACTTGCTTGTCCAGATCTTATCTGATAGATAAATTATAAGCATATATAATAGAAAGGAGTACTCACATGAGTGAAAATGAAAATACCCAATCACAAGAAACTGCACAAGATCAGACTCAACTAACGATCAATGACTTAGTAGCTATAAAAAGCATTATCGATATTGCTAGTCAAAGAGGTGCGTTTAAACCAACTGAAATGATGGTTGTAGGACAGACTTATAATAAGCTGATGGCATTTTTAGAATCAGTAAAACAACAAGGAGAGTCTAAATGACTGAACAAGTAAACGAAGTTACTCAAGAACAAGTAACAGATGCACCGAAACCTGAACTTAACTTAAATGATTTGGCTGCTATTCGAAATTTAATCGAAGTAGTAACTCAGAGGGGTGCCTTTAAAGCTAACGAATTATCATCCGTTGGAGTGCTATTCGACAAGGTCAATGCATTCTTAGAGGCTGCAAAAGCACAGTCAACACAAGCACCACAAGGAGAATAACATGGCAGATCTAAAACATGTAGGAAAAATTAAAGCTACAGGAAAAAAAGTACTAGTAGCATTTAGAACACTTCCAGGTGATGCGTATAATTGTTTAGTAGTTCCTACAGAGAATCTACTAGACGACCAACATAATTCTCTTATTCAACTTGTTGAAAGTCCTGCGGCTCAGCAAGCATTTGAGTTTCACGAAGTACTTGCAAGAGCAAAGTTTCCAGATGGTAGTACTATGCTTCCTACACTACATGTTCAAGGAAAGCTAATTAAAGTAGGCACTGATAAAGTAGAAATGACTCCTAACTTTCAAGCATCGATTTCTTTGGCAGAGCTTAATCAATTGATCGCTGAACAAAGAGGAACAGCAGTTGATGACCTTTCAGTCAAGGATCCAAATGCTGTGCCTCCGAACGTAGAAGTTCAAGAAGTTGCCACTGTAAAAGACATTAGTAATGCAGGTAAAACAACCTCAGGATCTGTTAATGAAGATGTACAGCCTGTTGTTTCTGCTCCATTGTCTGTTGAAGATCAAGCTAAGAAATTCCGCAGTGATGCAGATCGTCTAAGCAAAGAGGCGGCAGAACTAAGACGCCAGGCAGAAGCACTAGTTCCAACTACTAAAAAGAAAAAAGAAGCAGTAAGTGAATAATGGGAAGACTCTTCCCAAAGATGTAGTAGATTTATGGCCTGAGATATTCGGGGAAGTTACATTAAATGTAGTTCCCCTTGTTTATGTACACACTATTGAAATTACATTTAAAAACACCAAAGTTTGGGAAATAGATTTTAAAAAAAACTTAAAGGCTCAGAGCTGGGATGTCTTTGAAAAAGAAATCAAAGAAATTATTCGCCAATACGAAGATGACATTGATAAAATTGATTTCAAGTTAGACACAGATCGTATTAAAAAAGACATGATCAAACACACTAAAAAATTCTTAAACAATAGAAAGCTAAAATGAAAGTTAAATTAGTATCTTATAGCAAGCCCACAGAGGAATTTCAAAATCAAGACATTGAAGATGCTCTTGATCTTGTTGCATACTGTGCTCGTGTAAGTAATCCTGCTAATCAGTTCAATACAGAAACTAGTGAAAAACTAATTAAGTATTTGATCAAACATCAACATTGGTCACCTCTCGAAATGGTTTCAGCTTGTATTGAAATTGAAACTACTAGAGATATTGCTCGACAAATTTTACGTCATCGTTCATTTAGTTTTCAAGAGTTTAGTCAACGCTATGCTGATCCTACAGCAGAATTAGGCGAAGCGTTTGTAGTCCGTGAAGCACGTTTTCAGGACACAAAGAATAGGCAGAACAGTGTTGAGTTTGATATGAACGACGAAAGCCAACGTTTACTGGCTATTGAATGGGAACGTGCTCAAAAGCGTGTGCTATTTGCAGTAGAAAAAGAATACAAATGGGCTATTGCAAATGGCATTGCTAAAGAACAAGCTCGAGCCGTTCTTCCTGAAGGACTTACAGTAAGTCGCATGTATATGAACGGAACTATCCGTAGTTGGATCCATTACATTAACTTGCGTAAGGAAAACGGAACGCAAAAAGAACACATGGAGATTGCTCAAGCATGTGCTAAGATTATTTCCGAAGTATTTCCTTTAGAAATTTAATTTAAATGTTTTATACAACCAATCGAAATCATTAATCCTATGAGTTTCGGTTGGTTGTGTTTCGGCAAATAGTTTACCTGCTACTGCTCCTGCAATAGCATATTCCCCAAACAATTTATCAGCGCCTTGTGTACACCATGTATCAAGGCGCTGTTCTGTTTCTTCCGTTACTTGTCTATTAATAGATTTGCTGGCTAATTTAACACATTCTCTAAATGCACTTTTCCATGTGTTAAAAGGATCTGTATTAAACGCTGTAATGTTGCTGGCGTTATCCATTATTTTAAAATTGTTACTGATACTAGTTGTCATATCAGTTGAACTAGTGTCCATACCTAGTGTTAGTTGTCTAGGTAAGAGTTTAACTCCTCCATATCCGTATTCTAAATTATTAATAGGATTTTTACTTCTCCATACATGAACTGTTTCAGCGTCCCATGTAGGTACGTGATAGTCAAAGTTGAAACTGTCTAATATTAAAGCATCACCGTCAACTACCCAGAATAACGGAGTATCAGATATTTCAGCTGCTTTTATATGAGCATTATGAATACCTTTAACTCCGTGTACTCTTTTAGCAGTAGGTTGTTTATCTTTTAGTGCTTGGAAATTACTGTCTGCATTAGGTTCGTTATAGCTTATAAAGACAATATCATAAATTTTAGATTTTGGGGTGCTTGCTTGTATGTTCCATTCTTTGCGGGTAATCAAGAATCTACTATTAAATTCTCTTTCACTAACTGGTCGATGCTTACTCATTAACATAATACCATCATAATGATCCCCGTTAAGAAATACATGATTCATTTTACGATCATATTCATTGTCATGACTAAAATAAATATCAAACTTAAAAGAAGGACTAATGACGATATCATCAGGCACTACCCAAAACATCTCAGTTGGGGAATCTGTTAATGCTTTTAAATAATCTTGATAAGATTTAATTGACAACATACTGCTGATATGTTACAGGACCACTAGCAACAATATCCCACTCTTTACGTTCTAATGGAGTCCTATACTCTATTTCACGTTTGCTAAGAGGTTTGTTTTTACTGCAAAGGAAAATACCGTTGTAGCTGTCTTTATCTCCAACACGATGTATAAATGCATGTGTTTGACCTCTATCATAACTGTTGTGATGACTAAAATAAATGTCAAACTCAAAATCTAAGGCTGTAGCAATGTTACGGCTTGTCATCCAAAACATCTCTGTTGAACTTCTTTCAAGTGCTTCTTGATATTCTTCCCATGAGTCAATGTAAAAAATATCGTACTTCTTAGGAACACTTGCAACAATATCCCAATCTTTTTTATTTGTTAAAAATCTGTACTTGAACTCTCTCTCACTTATAGGACTGTGCTTACTTAACAGCATTACTCCGTCATAGTGCTCACCATTTAAAAATACATGATTTGTCTTTCTATCGAAATCGTTATCATGGCTAAAATAAATGTTAAAATCAAAGTTAGAATCTAACTTAACGTCATTAGGTATTACCCAAAATAGTTCAGTAGGACTCTTTTCTACCAGTTCTAAATATTGCTCATATGTAGTTACAAGTCCGCAATAGTTTTCATAGTTTTTAGGAAGGCTTGCTACAATGTCCCACTCTCGACGATGGATTGGAAATCTATGTTCAACTTCTTTCTTGCTTAATGGCTTATTCTTACTGCAAAGAAATACGCCATTGAAAAAGTTAGACACCGGAGTTTGATGTACAAATGCATGATTTTGATTTCTGTCATCAGTATTGTAATGGCTAAAGTACATGTCAAACTTAAAGTCAGCATGTGTTTCTAAGTTCTTACCGGTCATCCAAAACATTTCTGTTGTAGATGTAGTTAGAGCTTCTTGATATTCTTCCCAAGAATCAATATAAAAAATATCATATATTTTAGGAACACTTGCCTGTACATCGATTTCTTTTTTCTTAATAAAAAATCGATGCTTTAGTTCTCTTTCTGATACATTTGCATTTTTAGGAAATAAACAGACGCCGTCGTAGAACTCGCCATTTTTAAAAACGTGTGTATAAGGTCTGTCCCATTCTGGGACTTTATAATCAAAATTAAAATTTAGATTTAGCTTTAAATCATCCCATATTACCCAAAACATTTTTGTCAAACTCATTTGTTTAGCTTGAGCAAAGTTATCAACTTGTTTTGCTAACGGAAATCTTATTTTTAATTTTTGATATTCGTCGTTACTTTTACCTACAAAAAATATATCGTACATCGTTTACCTCGTGATATAGTAATTATCAACACAAGAGGGACATCAAAAAATTTTAACTATAGTCGCCGTATTCATCATCTCTAACTGTGTCTAATGTAGCACAGTGAGGGCCGCCACTGAGTGTACGACAATGACGCATTACTACAGGCATAATATCAAAACCGTTTCTTTCTAATTGTTTTATTAAATGAGTTTGTCTAGATTCTACTGCAACTAGTTTATCGCTAATGCTTAACACATTCATTCCTAACCAAGGACTAGCTGTAGCCCAATCTTTAACATAAGGAGTTTCAATAGGATCTTCGGACCAAATCTTTTTCCAATTTTTAAAATATTCTGGTAAATTATTTTCGTTAACTCTACTAGGATTTAGCAATACTGTTCCTGCTGCCAAAGGAAGAATTGTAGTATCTACATGTACGTAGGCATAGATATTATCCATTACATGAACCTTATAGCGATCACCTAATGTACTCTGTAACCATTTTGCACCCATCCTATTGCCGCTGTTGCTAACAAGGTAGAATATATCCTTGCCACACTTAATGACATTAGCAGCATCAAAAGCTGGTTCAAAGTCTGTAAGTGTAGACTTACTTAGATCTGTACGATCATATAATGCATCTAACAATTCACCTTTAGGAGCACTGATCCAACGACTGCCTGCGTTAAAGTAGTTCTTAAAAATATCTTTGTAAGCAAAGTTTTCAAAATACCTTGCACGTAAAGGCATAGGTGTTTCTATAATAGTGTCGCCTATAATTAGTGTGCTGTCTCTTGGGCAATAACCATAATAAGCATCTGTAGACCAATAAGGATTACTGTGTTGTGTAGCATAATCAAACACTTTAGGTCGGAGAACTTTAACACCTACAGACTCTAACTGTTTTTGAAATACATCTAAATCTTCTACAGTTTCTTCAATAATCTGATCCGGATAATAACCTCCTGGCAATCCATTAACTATGTCGTAGTTAGCATAGTCTACACAATGTATGTCGTGTCTTTTAATACTAGGAACCTGTGCATATTCAGCACGACCTAGTATAACTTCTTTTAGTGTTCCCCACTCTGTATTTGAATTAGCTTTTAACATCATTTATTAGATAACCTTGTATTTCCGTAATGAATAACATTCACACCTAGTATAGGTGCAAGTTTTCTGCATGTATCTATAACAACTGATCCTTTTGGCCAAATGATTTGTTCTACCCAATCTTCCCAATAAGAAATTAGATAGACTTCAGCTTTAGGAAAAAAATTGTCCCCAGTGTTTAAATCGTAGTAATTTAAAAATCCGCCGTGTTTAGAAATGTAATGTCCAACTAACATACTAGGAGATCCTACAGTTACATTTACTTTAGGTTTGTAACTTTTACCTACAATACAAACTGTATTGCCAAAATCTAAACATCGTTGCGCCATTCTTTCAGCTTGAACTTCTCTGGATACAGAAATTGCTTCAAACAAATCATAACCCAAATCAAGTTTTTTAGACAAATATCGTTGTGCTATATTATCTCGAGGTTGGCAAGCGCCGCCTGCACCCATACCTGCTTTCATGTAACTAGCACTAGTAATCATCTTTGTAGATTTCATTAATGCATTTCCTACTACATCTACGTCAATGTTTCCATTAGATTCAGCTACATCTTGTATCATATTGATAAAGCTTAATTTCATACTGATAAATGTATTATAAAACATTTTAATACTTTCAGCTTCATCCCAAGTTCCTACTTCGTAACGAGGATTGTTTTCCATTAACGTCTTATAAAAATCAACTAGTACTTCAGGAGTAGATCCATCTTCTGTACCAATGATAATCATTTCTGGATTTGCCATATCTTGTTTAACCGTGCCCATTGCAATAAGATAAGGGTTGTATACAAAGGTAGCATTTGGAATATATTTTATTAAATGATTTCTTACTGTGCCAACTAATACTGTTGAAACTAATACAACTATTTGATTCTTATCGACATATTTGTTAATTTCAATTAAACAATTAATTACTGTATCATATAAAAAATCTCTAGGAGGTAAGTGACTAGAAGGAGTTTCTCCTCCATATTCTTTATCATGAGGAGTTGGTACAGCAATAAAGATTATGTCTTTTCCTTCTACTGCTTCTTTGATAGAATTTACCATTAAGAAATTTGCAGGGGTTCTCGGAACTACATCGTAGCCAACTACTTTATGTTTTGTAGCCATTACTTCGGCACAATTAATACCTAAGTTTCCGCAACCAATCATTGATACATTTTTCATTTTTTATTTTAAAAGAAACATAGTTTCTTAAGCCTGTTATAAGATTCTTGAACATAGTTTTTTGATTGAAGTAAATTAAAATTGTGTTCAATTAAATCTTTAGATCTTTTTATATTTTCTATTTTTAGATCCCTACTTAATGACATCCATTTTGTTAGACTTAAATGAAATTGATAAAATCTAGTTATAGGATCTATTATCTCATCATAACTTTGATCTATTCCATAAAAATTAGTTTTATAACCTAGATCTCTAAAACATTTTAATATTCCAGGTTGTCCTAGAATCATAAAAGGGTGTCCTGCTGCTATAGGTTTAAAAGCCTTTTCTGTAATAAACATTCCAGAATAAAAATATGAAGATTCTGTAATTACACTGAGTAAACTGTTTTTATAGATATTATGATTAAAAATTGCAGTGTCATCACCGTCAGGATTTACGTTAAACCATTTACCGTCTACTGTTAATGGTCCTACTTCATCTAGCGTAGTCTTTATATTTTTATATGTAACATTATGAAACATAGGAACAAATTTAAAGTCCTTAGGAAGATGGCCACTGACTAATCCTTTTTGATATTCTTTATTTTTAATTAACCGATACAAATGTTCTATTCTATGAGTTCTGTTGGTTCTGTTTAGACTGTTAAAATCTTTTGATTCTTCATTTTTTATAGCATCTAAACACAAAGGATACTCAGGAAATTTATTATCAAAATAATAAAAACATGTTAAAAAATAACAGTGCCTTATCATCGGAGATTGATTATTTTCACAGCACCATTTATGATAATCTTGTTCAAAAAATAAATTCGCATCACCTACAATAACACTAAATTTAGGAAGACCTAATTTTTGCATTACTTTATGTATTCTGTCATATCCATCACATTTATCATATACCATCGGCCAACCTTCTCCTTGACCATTTAAGAATATTTTTAATTTTCCCTGTTTAGCTAGGTATAATGCATCTTTAGATATAAAATCTAACACATGTTTATCTGTATCGTTAATTTTTGACCATGCTCTAGAAACTCCAACACTTATGTTGTAAATTCCTTTTTCTTCAAAGTCAGATAATAATTTAGGTACAAATCCTGATTCTATCAATTGATGTTTAATAATGTTAATGTCATCAGCTACTGCATAAGGAAAATTAATTTCATTATACAAATTATTAACGGTTAAATCATCGAAGTAAGCAGGTATCATAATTTTTTACAATTTTGATAAAAGGCTGCTAACTCAGGAAATGTTGTTGACAAGTTTAAGTTTTTTCTAACATCATATTGATCAAAATAACTGGCAAAGTTTTTTCTATCTAATGCTAGCTTGTTAAAATCTAATGAAGTTCTTTCTCTCATTATTGCAAGATTTCTTTCAAGTTTAGCTATTTCAAAATCATAAAATCCATCAAAGTTATCAACATTGCTGTTGGCTTTCATAAACTCTATTGCTTCTTCTAAATAGATATCAAACTCATAAGGTAGTAGTTGTACGCTCTGCCATTCTGGACTTCTTAATAAAGGAACATCGAACCAAATACGTTGACGAGGATGAATTTCATAGTCAGGATGTTTTGTCCAAGGATCAACAATAGGAATATATTTTATGCCTTGTTTTTCTTTTGAAAATTCTTTTCTAAGCTCAAGAACATACTCTAAATAATTTTTAATCTTAGGGACACTTAAAATATTAAAAGTGTTAATAAATGTAACTGTAGTATTAGAAGTTTCTGTTAAGAACCTTGATACATTGTCTTTCATTGTTTGAAAGTTTAAACCTGAACGAATATATTCAGCTTGTTCGTCAACGCTATCTACGCTGACAAATAAGGCAAAGTTTTTAACTGCCATATTCACATACCAGTTATTGCCTGAGCCGGGATTAAATCTTTCTTTTTCTTCCCATATTTGTATTTTTTCAAGCTTCTTTACTTTTTCAACAAACTTATCCATTAGTTCTTGCTTAGGAGGACACATGTTTGTTGTTACACTTACTTCTAACCAAGCATTGGGGTTTTCATAAATGTAATCAAGAACTTTAAATGTGTTAGCATCCATTAGAGGTTCTCCGCCAGTCATACGGAACACTTCTAATTTCTTATACAACTGAGGCCACCACTTCCAAAAAGCTTCAACATAGGGATTGTCTCCTTGTTTTACTTTCAATGGCATGTTGAGATACTCTAGTGCATTGTGCTTGCTAGCATTGCCGTTGGAGTCTAAAACATTGTAAGGTCCATGTTGTTCAACTTCGTCTTCCCAACTAGTGCTAAGGTGAGGACTGCAATACATACATTTAAAGTTACATGCTTGATTAAAGTTAACTTCTAAATAACGAGGATCTACATTGCCTGTGTCTAATGCTTCAATAATATCTTTACGTGCGTTTTGAGCCCAGTATTCACCGCTTCGGTATATACGATCACTACGTGCTCCAGCATCTTCAATTCTCCAACAGTAGCTGCATCCATCAGGTCGTTCGCCCTTAAGCATTAACTTGCGTTCTAATTTTTTATGATCTGTGTTATGTAGAGCAGCTGGATTTTTTTTAATATCGTCTATACTGATTTTATGCAACGGAGGATGATAGCAACTGTGAGTCATTCCATTGGTCAGATGCATACTTGCCTGCGTCCATTTTGCATAGCACATTGATTTGCTAATAAGGTTTAGCTGTTTTTCTGCTGTGTCAGCAGCTTGATTGTAATTACTCATAATAGTTTGTAAATTTCTTTTGCGGCTTGTTCGTGTATTTCTGTGCCGGGATGAACTAAATCTCTTGCATTTATGTTAGCTGTAACATATATGTCTGCTCTATTAATGTGTGCCATATAATCAAAGTAACTTAAAGTTACATATTTGATTCCTCTACACATGGCTTTTACAGCTTTTGATATATAATAATTTTCACCTACTTCGTGATATCTGTTTATATATCTGCTTTCCCA